GTGGCTGACATTGATGGGTCTCAAAACGTAAGAGTTGTTATGAGATTTACCGCAGGTGTACAGTATGGTATCGTTTCTGACATCGTAACTTACGGTATCACTAACTCTGCCAACTAACAACAAATAACAATTAACTTAAAGGGGTAGGTGGAAACTAAACTACCTACCCTTTTTTATAAAACAATAAAACTATGGCTTGTGATTTAACTGGTGGGAGACTAAAACCTTGTAAGGATGCTGTAGGTGGTATAAGAAAAATTCATTTCGTTGATTACGGAGATTTAGGGGCTGTTACTCTAACCGATGATGAAGTAACGAATATGAGTGGTACTTTTACCTACCACACATACGATGTCAAGGGGAATTCTTCCTTAGAAACAAATATTCAAACTTCCTTAGAGAATGGAACAACATTCTTTGAGCAAGTAATAAGTGTAACTTTGCATAAACTAACAAAAGAGGACAACAAAGAGCTTAAATTAATGGCATTCGGCAGACCTCACGTTTTTGTAGAGACTTTTGATGGTAAGTTATTACTAGTTGGTAGAGAACATGGAGCTGAGGTAACTGGAGGTACTGCTGTAACAGGAACAGCAATGGGAGACCTTCAGGGATATACCTTGACTTTGACTGCTAACGAAATAACTATGCCTAACTTTGTAAGTGGTGCTACATCAGCAGAACCATTTGCAGGAATGGCGGGTGCTACTGAGAGTCAATCTGCCCAGAGAGCGGTATAATAATTTATAGTTATAAATTCAATAAGGGGGCTTTATGCCCTCTTTTTTGTTTAGTACCAAAAACAATTCAATAGGGTAAAGTTATTTTGAATATGGATATTTTACCTACATCAGGAAATCAAGAATTAAAGATAATTCCTCGCAAAGATTCTGCTGCCCCAGTTATTAAGTTAACTGATAAGGCAACTAGAACAACGGTTACTATAACTCCTACTAAATCAACTGATGGAGATTATATGGTGTTGAATGGGGAGTTTACTCTAGTAGAAGATAATTTATATACCTATAGGGTTCAATTATCAGGAGAGGACTCTGAGGAGATATATCGAGGGTTAATTTATTGCAGCAATCAAGTTTCCTTAGACAAGTACTTTATAAACGAGAACACATACATTGAGGAAGATAGCTTTGATAACGAATTTGTAATTATATAATGGCAAGAAATAACAATACTAAAAAACAGATACAGGCAGTTAAAGATGCGATTCACGTTGTGAGTTTATCTTCTTATACAGCCCCACAAGTAATGGAATCTACTAGATACGAGTGGGTGGAATACGGAGATGATAATCTTTACTTCAACTATCTTATTGATAGATACAATGGGTCTCCTACTAATAACGCTGCTGTAAACGGAATATCTGAGATGATATACGGTAGAGGATTAGATGCCACCGATTCTAATAGCAAACCTACTGAGTATAACGAAATGAAATCTTTGTTCAGCAAGAGCTGTATGAAAAGAATTTGCTACGATTACAAGATGATGGGTCAAGCAGCCCTACAGGTAGTCTATAGTAAAGATAGAAGTAAGATTGTTAAGGTAGCCCATATGCCTATTGAAACTCTAAGAGCTGAGAAGGCAAGAGATGGAGAAGTTCAGGCTTATTACTATAGTCCAGACTGGAGCGAGGTAAAGAAGAACGACAAGCCTAAAAGAATATCAGCATTTGGAATGAGTAAAGATGCTATTGAGATTCTATATATTAGACCTTATAGAGCAGGTTTCTATTACTATAGCCCAGTTGATTATCAAGGGGGTTTACAGTATGCTGAGTTGGAAGAAGAAATTGCCAACTACCATATAAGCAATATACAGAACGGACTACAACCAAGTATGTTGATTAACTTTAACAACGGTACTCCTGATAAAGAACAGAGAGATGCTATTGAGAGAGCGATATACGAAAAGTTTAGCGGTAGTAGCAACGCAGGTAAATTTATCTTGGCATTTAACGATAGTAAAGAACTAGCTGCAACGATTGACCCAGTA